GTGCAAATACATCAGGCACAAGATTTAATGTACAGTCAAGTTACTCAAATGGATCTAAGGTAAGGGGTGCTATTATATCGAGCACAACAGGATCAACTCAGTTAGTAGGTTACGTAGATGGGCAACCATATTTCGGACCTTTCCATACTATGAATAATGGGCAGAAAATGACAGGAGCGAGTCATTCGGATTCAAGTAAATTGATTACATCCACACCAAATATTCTATCTGATTCATCAACCTCAACCTCAACTTCGTCATCATCAACACCATCTAGCAGCTCTGGTTCTGGGTATTAATGATAAACACATCAATAACTAAAGTCAAAATCCATGAGGTAGTGAGGAGTCAAATTCCTCAATCTATCCAATTAGATAATCCAAACTTTGAAAACTTCTTAGAGCAATATTATATTTCTCAAGAATATCAAGGTGGAACGTTTGATATTGCCGAAAATATAGTTGAGTATAAAAGTCTAGATTTCCTGAATAATGAAACTCTAACTGGATTCACGTCTCTTACCTCACCTCTTAGTTTCGTAACTCAAACAATATACGTAGACTCCACAAAGGGTTGGCCAGAGTCATATGGTCTGTTGAAAATTGATAATGAGATAATCACATATACAGGAATAGGTAGCACAGCATTCTTTGGATGTGTAAGGGGTTTTAGTGGGATAGAAAATAATAGTAAAACAAATCAACCTGAGAGTCTTACATTTACAAGAAGTGGTATATCAACTCATGCAGAAGAAAGTCGTGTTATCAATCTAAGTAATGTTTTCCTTTCTGAGTTTCTGAAGAAACTAAAAAAACAGGTCTTACCTGGTTTTTCTGAAAGAAGACTCAATAGTGAAGTCAATCAACCCAATTTTATAAGACAATCAACAGACTTTTACAAATCAAAAGGTACTGAAGAAGCGTTTAGAATATTATTTGGTGCGTTATACAACGAGAAGGTTGAGATGATTCAACCCGCAAAACAGATGATTCGTCCATCTGATGCGGATTATGTTGTCGCAGATCTCGTCTTATGCGAGGTTGTAAGCGGTAATCCACTCAATATTGAAGGTCAAACTCTTACACAGGGCGGTGCTAGTGGTTCTATCTACCGTGTAGAGAAATCATTTGTAGGTGGAAAAAATTATTTTCAGATAGGAATATCAAAAGGAACGCAGATTGGCGAGTTTCAACAAACAGCAAAGACTTTTATAACAAAGACTGTAGGCATCAATACAACAATAATTGATGTTGATAGCACAGTCAGTTTTGACAGCACTGGTAATTTGACCATAGGTGAAATTGTTTTACCTTACACTTCAAAAAATTACACACAGTTTGTAGGAGTTAGCACTCACTCATCAGAGATAAGCATAGGTTCTACCATAACACAAGGTGGAGTAGCCATATCTTATGAAGATGGTGACCTCAATTCAGAGGTAAGACTCAAAATTCTTGGAGTTATTAATAAATTCAACGGGTCTGCAGAAACTCAACAAACAGGTAGTTCTATCAATGTAAGTACTCTAGGTATTGAAAATAGAGAAAAGAGATTTACTACATGGATTGGAAACACTGCTGCTAGATATGAAATCAATACTATAAATCAAATTTCACCAAACAATTATAGTATTCTTTTATTAGATGATCATGCTTTATATACGGGTGACACTATTGATATTATAGACGCTGATGGTGTTATAATTCAGGGTAGTATCACAGGTACACCATTATCAGATACTATAAGAGTCAACGCTCCAAATATTGATGTTGATGGTTCATATTTTATTAGAAGACAACTCAAAACAAAGAATGGTGAAGCAGTAGACGTACAAAATTCATATTCAAAAGGACAAGAAGTTTATGTCGCATCTAATAGTTTACCTCACTGGCAGATAAACCCACAAAAGAGAATAAGAACTTTCTCTACAGCAGGTATAACAACTGATACAAGTCAATTTACTGTAACTGACCACAACTATAATGATGGTGAATTAGTTTACTACACATCTGATTCCGTAAAACTTACAAATCTCCTTGAGAATCAACCATACTATGTCAAGAAGATTGATCAGAATACACTAGCACTCGCATACACCCCTGAAAACGTCCGTAGAGGGCAGTATATAACTTCGGTGGTAGGATCTGATCTATCAGGTATTACAACCCATTTCTTGACCCCTCAGTTGGTTTATAACACATCTATATCTGGTCAAAGAATTTTACGTAAGTTTCCTGTGCCTGAGTATAGCACAGAAAAAGAAAAGACAGAGCAGGGTGGTATAGGTTTATTTGCTAATGGTGTTGAGATTTACTCATACAAATCTACTGATAAGGTTTATTACGGTTCTCTAAGAAGTGTTGATGTTCTGAATACAGGATCTGGATATGACGTAATCAACAGACCGAGACTCTCTGTGTCTCAGTCGGGTCATGGTGGTTCAAGTGCATCAGTTGTATCACAATTATCTGGAACCATCGTAGATGTCCTTGTAGATACACCAGGCGTTGATTATCAGGAAGACCCAAATGTTACTATTCTTGGTGGTAATAATACATCTGCTGTTCTAAAACCAAAAATGAAACTTACACCACAGGTGGTTGAATTTGATTCAACTACGACTGGTGGTGTTGTTGATACTTCTCTAAACAAATTTGCATTCAAAACTCCTCATGGATTGAAAGCTGGTGAAGAAATTATATACAACACAAATAATACAGACGCTATTGGGATTGGAACTACACCAGGTAAACTAATTGATAACGCATCATATTTCGTAAATTACATCAATGAGCATGAGATACATTTAGCAGATAATAGCATTGACGCATTATCAGGCACAGGTGTAATTCCTATATCTGGTAGTGGTGCTGGTACACATGAATTCAAAACATTTATTCCTAGAAGAAAGGTAGATAAAATTCTTGTTGAAAATAATAGCGTATTCTACAATAGATTAGTTTCTACAATCTCAGGAATCAACACATACACAGATACGATCAATATTGACAATCATGGTTTCAAGTCTGGTGAGATTGTAAAATATACACAAGGTGCAGGTGCCATAGGTGGACTGACAAATGAGAAAGAATACTTTATAATTAAACTAACAGAAAACTCATTTAGAGTATCAATTTCAACAAGTTTAATAGATTATGTCGATCTTACATCTACAGGTAGCGGAGAACAAACTTTTCAGGATCCTCCTATTAACGTTAGAATTCAAGGAAGACAAGGAATTACAACTGCCAACGCAACCGCTACACCCGTCATTAGAGGAAGCATTGACTCAGTTCATGTCTCTAGAAATGGTTCTGAGTACGGTTCTACGGTTATAAGTGATAACTTCAAACCTAGTATTGATACGGAAGAAGGAAAGAATGCTTTCTTACAACCATTCATTGTAAATGGTCAATTAGATCAAGTTATAATCAAATATGGTGGAGAACAGTTCTGGAGTACTCCCGATA